TCGCCTTTGCAGCATCAAGATAGAATCGAAATGGATGACTACTATTAGAACTGTCTGACACATCAAAACGATATGTTCTGCCAGGAGTAAGTGTAAGAAATGGCGATTGAACATTATCCAAAACATATCCTTGACCACTACCTGTTCCATAATATCTGTGTTCCCCATCTATCTTACTCGCAACCTTGACTGTGATTGTCTTAGTTGATGCGTGTGGTGCTATTAGATGACTGAATCCTGAGAACTGTGCAGCGGTAATAATACCAGTTGTATTGACACTATCATTTTCACCAATACCACTACCACCAGTGGCAGTTGCACCCACAAACTTGCCACTTGATGATTCATATTTTAGAAACTTACCATCTACCTTTGCACTATCTTCATCAACATCATCAAGTTTTAAAAGATTAACTTCACCAGACCCTGGCCCATGTGCAAGAACCTTGTATAATATATCTCTGACTTGTTTGATTTCTTTCTTTAAATCATCTACACTTGTTTCATCTGCATTTTCAACTTCTTCTTTAATATTTGTTTCTTCAATAAATTTGATTGCTTGTGCAACAGTGTCACTTATCTTCGGTGTTTTAATCGGTTCTGGTTTGATTAAGTCAACAACTTCAAATGATGGATTATCATCAGCATCTTCTAAAGAAGACACGTCAAAATCTTCAGGCACTCCAACAGTGACTGCTGGTTCTGTGATATCTTTGACTTCTTTTGGATTTTCTATTACATCTATTATCGAATCTAATTGTTCGATTAACTTTTTCTCTTTCTTCTTTTGTTTTTTGATATTAACTTTTGCTTCCTTAATTCCAGTAACGACAGACGAAGTTAAGGCATCAAGATTGATGTCCGCTTCCTTGAGAAGATTATCAAACTCCTCTTTCTTTTCTTTCTTGGCCTTTCCGAGAAGACTAAAAAATTCTGATAGTTCTGGAGATTTCATTTATCATCTTTATTTTGATTCTTAATTAATTTTGATAACTCCGCTGTTGAACCCACAAATAATGCGTTTGTTACGTTGGTAGGCCCTTTGTTTGGATCTTGTTCAAGATCCTTCATTTTTTGTTGTAGGTCAATAAGTTTATCTGTTGTATCTGCAACTGCTTTGATTGTAGTCGCAGCAACTTCATATGCTCTTGCAGAATCAGACTCCTGTGCTAATTCCAATATACCATTCACTGCTTCCTGACCTTTCTCGACAAGGGAATATAAGTTTGCACGACTGTATTCATAGTCCTTTTCAGAATCGTTTTTATCACCCTTTTTAAGTTGATTCTTTCGAGGTTCAATCTTTTTGTCTTCAACGACCTCTGTATCAACGTTAAGTGCTTCCTCGATAGAATCAAAGTTTTTCATAACTCTCCTAGATGTCTACACCCTGAGATGGGCTGAAGTCTTTTCCATCACTAAAGAATGATGACATTTCATCAAATCCAAAATCATCACCAAATTCAATTGATGCATTATCAACTGCACTAAGAACACCAATTGCAGCATTGTGTTCGTGTTTTGCGGCAACCGTATTATCATAAGCACGATACACAGTTATATTTTGACCAGAGATACTTCGGATAAACATAATCTCAGTATCAATAATAATTCTCTGATTTGCAGCCAAATCAGTGGTTGCACTCACCTTGAAGGTTGTGACCTTCTCAGATATTGCACCATCAACAACTGTCGCTGTATCATCATCATAATTTTTCTTAGCAGTTGGTGTTGCGCTGTATCTAATACTACGTCTTGCAGTTTTAGTGTTTGTGCTAGCGTAGTAGTCAACATCAACTTTCTTGATAAGACCCTCTGGATTTTCTGCAACTGGGCCGAATAGATAAGTTTTTGCAACAAATGATAAAGTATAAACGATGGTTCTACGAGATTCAAAACCACCCTCATATTGATCACTGTAATTTATACTTTCTAAAACAATCGGTATATCTTTTTTCTCACCTATTGAACTGATAAGATTAACTGTAATATTAAATGATGGTTGAAAATAAGGTAATATTTGTTCTAATATCTGTAACGCATCATCACTTAACTTAGCCATGACACTAAGTTCAAATCCTATATTATATGGAACGGGCATGTAAACCCTTTTTGCATTTGTTCCATTCTTAGTAAGAAATGTCTGTGCAATTCCAGTCTTACGAGTTGGGTCATATTGTATTCCCTGCATCTCAAAAGATAATCTAGGAAGAGTTATTGCCGTCTCTCTGTCTAAATCTGGTTGTTGTTGAATTCTTGCCAAGAATTTTTGCATTGGGCCATAAGCCAATGGCACTTTTAGGGTGCTAAAAGTTGTCCCACTCGCATCCTTGTGTCGAATGTTAATATTATTAAAGAGAGTACCGAAACCGATAACCGTCTTTCTTAATATCTCATGATAGAAATAAGTACCTAACATATCAAAGCTTTCTAACTATTTAGAATGTTCCGAACGGATTGCCTTCTGAGAAGTCCAAAATGGCATCTGCCTCGGTCTCAAAGTCTGCATTATCATTGTATTGATCTGCCTTATATTGTGAATTTGGATAATCATTTGGAGTATCATAATCCACAGAAAGAATCACATACTCTGCACCAGATTCTAATCCTTTTATCTTCTCACCAACTTGGAACTGCATTGCAGTGAGCATACTGACATCAAGAGTTCGAGACCCTGCATCCCATACTTTAACTCTTGCAGTTTCAGCTGAACTTGAAGAAACTTGAACTGTTTCATTAAAGATATAATCACCATCTCCAATGGTTGTAGCAGCACCGATTGTAATTGTTGGTGCGGTTGTATATCCACTACCAGCGTTACTAATTCGGATTGCACTAATCGTTCCACCAACCATGACTGCCTCAGCGGTTGCATCAGTTCCTCCTGATGGTGCAGTAGTAATCGCAACATTTGGTGTTGTTGTATAACCTGACCCACCAGATGTAATTGTAACAATACCTACAGAACCTAGAGTAGTGATGCCAGCAGTCGCTATACCAGCGCCTGGCACGGTTACAGTAGGTATTCCGATATATCCACTGCCAGGATTGATTAAAAGAATTTTGTCTATAGATTTAGCAGTTGCGATACCAGAACGAGATGTCATGATTGCAACCGCAGTTGCGTCCACGCCAGGTGATGTGCTGATTGAAACAGTCGGTGCGGTGAGATATCCATAACCATCATTTTGTACAAATATTTGTTGAACCGCACCAAAGTTAAGAGTTGTATTTGCAGTTGCAAGACTACCAATACCAGATAAAATTAACCTTGCAATATATCCTTCTGTTTGAACAACTTCATCGATTGCATTAACATTTGTATCAATAACCTCATCTTCATATTCAAAGAGTTCACATTGTAATTGATAAACATAGTTCTTTTGTAGTTGGTAGAATGGTCTTTCATGTTCTACAAACTTAATTTCAAACATTCTTTTTCCTAAAGGAAAGAATATTAAGTCTCCTTCTTTTGGTCTATTTGATAAAGTATAATCATCATCTTGTTCCAAAAATGGTGCAACTGCTTCTTCAAATCTTTCTTTAGATATTACAAATGTTGCCTCATCAGTAACTCGAACACCAAATTTTGTGAGTATATCTCCTGACCCAGCATATCCATCAATATTCATCAAGTATGCTTCAAGAGGAAACGCCTGATCAAATCTCGACTCAACCACTTCCTTCATGATTGTTCTAGATGTCATCAATTTACGAGGTATATAATGACACTCGATGCCATACATCCTTAGCTGTTCATTAACTAAGTCTTGAACTAAACCTTGTTCCCCTTTAGAACCCTGTAGAAAAAACGGATTTAACATTATCCAATCATATCAAGTGGAGGCATTTCATAATCACTTGCCATTTTGGCTCTAATCTCAGCCAACTCTGCAACACCGTCATCATATATTTGACGACCATTTAATTGAATACCGCCAGGCAATTGAACTCCTTGAAACTTAATTAGATTTTGACCCCACTGTCTTTTACATAATGCAGTGAAATATCTCTTTAGAAATTGATCATTGTACACTTTTGTGAAATCATCTGGGTCTAAGATTCGGAAACAGTCAATTACAAAATAATCATCTTTGTTTATTTGTGCCCAATCAACATCAATATAAAGACGATCTTGACGAATGTTAAATCGATATCTTACGTCTGGATTCAACAAGAAAGTAATGTCTTCAAGTTTAGTTTGAACCATCGCATATTGAAGAAGATCTATTGAACCAAAAGCATATAAGTCATTTAGAAACAACTGATATCGAATGTTGAATAAACCATCATAAACAGTGTCTGATCTAACTTTAAATATCTGATTGACTCCGATTACAGACGGAGGCATTTGTATGTAATTATTATTCTCTTCTATATTAAAGGTCGTAGATAATCCAACAGTTGATGTCGTGGTAGTTGTTGTGATTCCTAGAGTTGAATCTCCTCCTCTGGCTTGTCCTCTATCAATATCATCTTGTGTAATCTTATATTTCAAATACATTCTTGCAATGCCATCATAATGTCTCTCTTGATATATTTGAATAGCATCGTCTAACAGATCTTGAAACTGTTCATCTGCAACGTTAATCTCTAAGACAGGAAAACCTAACTGTCTTTTTGCGTAATCTATTAATCCTTCTCTGGAACTTGGTTGAGCCATTCTTCACCTCTAAGTTGAAATACCTGTTCTTACAAGCACATTACCTTCTGCTATCTTAAAGAAAGTTGAACCAGAACTTACATTGATATCATATAGATATCTACCTTCAGATAAACCTCTAGTAATTGTTGAACCCATTGAAAGAGTAACTCTTCCATTTGAGTCACCAAGAGTCACACCAAAAGTATTTGCAGTTCCAATCGAAGATTTCTTCATATTACTTCTTCCAGTATAGTTAGAAAAATCTATACTCGAACCAGCAGAAGTTTTAACCGTAAAAGTAGTGTTAAAATCAGCACCAGAAAATATGGTAAG